CAAAGTTTCATTCTTTTCCTTTGATTAGTTTATTTAATTCTGCGGTGCTGCCAACAAAGATGGCTTTGTCAATATTGGTACCAGATTGTTTTTTCTTATCTTCGTCCATCTCACGCATTTGTTTTTGAATAGATAGAAGTTCTTTATTGGCATCTACCATATTCTTTAGTAGACCACCATAGACCTCAAATGCTCGTGGATGTTGACCAGCTTTGGCAATGTTAAGTATTTCTTCCATGGCTTCTTGGCCTTGGTCAATGATACCTTGTAGATTTTCTTTTGATTGTTGATAGGCATCAGTCAAATCTTGTTTCAAATCTGGTTGATTGTATTTGGCCGACACCACAGGAAGTTTTTCTTTTTTAGAATCTTCAATTGGCATCACATCAAATATTTCGGATAAATTTTTATTCAAGTCGTTCATATAATATTCAAATTAAAAAGGCTTAGTTGCACTTTGTGTAACTGTGCCGTTGTTTGTGACAGTTTGAAGACCAGCGGAATCTGTGGCCACTACTGCACCTAACATTAGGTACTTAGTGTCGCTCAAAACAGTCAATGGTGCTATTGGTGCTGTAACTGTGGCACTCGTGCTGTTATAAACTGCTGTGCCTACGGTGGCACGGAAGTTGGTAATAAAACCTGGCCAATAACCACCATAAAATTTGCCTACGTTGTTGCACACGCCTGAGTAATTGAGATTGTTGACCTGTGTACCACCAACGATACTGGTTCCGCCAGAGCAACTGGTAGCACGGCTACAGGTTACTAATGAACTGTTATTGACAAAAGTACCTACCCACATGGTTTCTACTAAAGTGCTGGCATTACGATTCAATATGATGTAATGCCATTGGTTGACTTGTAAGGTATTGGTGGGAAAATTATAAGTTCTAACACCACCGCCACCATATGCATCCAAAGTAAATGACTGTGCATCATTGGTGAATAGGCTCAGAGCATTTGAGGCACCGCTGGGGTGCTGTGGAGCAACCAACGCTCTTGTGGCGGTATAGTTGGCATTGTTGTAGAACCAACCTTCTATGGTATACGCTCCTGTACCTATTGCAAATCCTGGTGACAGGCTGAGAAATTGGCTGCTTCCGTTGAACTGCAAACTACCCGCTAATGGTGTGTATATAATATTAGTAGGTGTAGCTTGCCGAACATTACTGGCCATCATAGCCATCATACCACCCATTACGAAACTCCTGTACCGTTAATAAACCATGTGTTTGCTGCAACTTGAATTAATGAAGCCATACCATATGTAGTAACATTTCGTGAAGCACTTGTGGTGTTACCAGCAAGAAACATTGTTACACCAGTATTTGGTGATACTGTTACATTGGCACCTGATGATGTTCTTGAAACAATCATAATGGTTGTTCCATTTGAAAATGCCACATTAGATGTTGTTGGAATGTATAGTATTGTATTAGATGCTTGAGTGTAATAAATGTGTTTACCAGCATCAGTTAATTGTAATGTATAATTTGTTGACTGCGCATTTTGTGGAACAGTTTGAGCAGCTGCATTGGCTGAATTTCTAGCTACTTGGTCAATTGCAGTACCAGTAAATGCGGTGTTTTGAATAGATGAATTTGGAAATGTTAATGTACCTTCTTCACCAAATGTCCATTGTTTTGATGTTCCTCCAGTATTGGCCCTAATTTGAATACTTGTATAGGCGTATAAATCAGCAGTTGCCGTTCCCATAAACAACGCAGTAGAATCATCATTAGTAGTTGTTAGATATGCGGAGTTGGCTCCGTAAGTATTAAAATCTAGTTTAGAATTTCCTAATAATCCACCAATTCGTCCTGTTACAGTTAAATTGCCTACCACATTGGCACCATAAGTGCCAAGTTTCATCACAACATTATTGCTATTATATCCACCAGCAACAAACTTGGTTTCTAGTCCAGCATAACTTGATGTTGTACCAATAATTAAATTACCACCAGATTGACCAATGGTACTACCTTGAACGGTCAGATAACCATCATAAGGTGTTAAAATTTTGTCAAACGATTGTGAGTTGTGCAAACCAAAATCAATATAAAAGTCTGTGTCGGTACCGTTGTCGGCTGTTACAACAAAATCAGCAGAACCTCCTGGATTAATGTTTTGTGAATTGGTCTGAACATATGATGCAGAGTTACTTGCAAATTGAGCAATTAGGTGTGGCAACACAACAGAACTACGAGCAGCAAGACCTGTGAGTAATGTGCCATCAAAAATGGCGTTGTTTGCCTCAACAGCATTTGATATAAATGTATTGTTTGTAACACTAAGATTATTAGAGATTGTAACATTACCTGTAATTGTTCCACCAGATGAACTATACTTTGTATTTGAATTATTGTAAGCACCTTGTGCTAAATTGGTGGCAGTTGTAATGTTGGTGTTTTGTGTTGTATTGACACCTTGAATAATAACAATATTATTTGAAGCTGTATTTGCAGTTGTCCGAGCATACGAATCAATTGAACCTGAAGTAATTGTGTTGGCATAATTGTATGCTGATTGTGCCAAACTAGTTGCAGAGTTGGCAGTTGTGCGAGCATACTGGTCAATGTTGTTATCAGTTATAGAATTTAGTGTAGCAAAACCACCAGGAGTAATACCATCATGGACTGTGATAGTTTGATTTGTTGAGTTAATAATTAATTCACCGTTAGCACCTATTGTATTTGCTACGGTTGCAGAATTATATCGTCTAAATTGTAATGTGCGGGACATTTTAATTACCTTTACTGTAAGTCTGTTGGCTTTTCTTGTTCTATATGTAGGTCATCTCGACCAACTTGGTCTAATGCATCACCAGCAAAATCCTCTGGCAACAATAATCCTTCTTCAATAAATGGTGCTTCTGATATTTCTGTTGTTACAATATATGGTGTATTTACATTTGCATCAGTTGGCATCGGTGTAGTATCTATCTGAACCAATTTCTGTGGCACAGGATTGAATGATGTAAATGTATAATTGGTGCTAGAACTAAATGACTGAATAGGCAAGTTAGAAACAAAGTTGCCGTTAATATTTTTTAATTGTAATAGGTTGTTACTAAATGATACTACTTTACCTGTTGCAATTGCCAAAGGTGCAGAGTAACCTTGATATACTGTTTCGCCAATCTGATATGTTCCAACACCTGAATTTGGATTCATTGTAAATTGTATTACATCATTTTCGGTAATTTGATTATAGATTGATGTGATTGAATGTGTAATTGGACCACCAGCTTCTGATATTTTTCCGTAGATGTAACCTTTAACAGTAAACGTTAATGTCCAAATAATGACACGAGTATCTCTCTCATAGTTACCTTCATAATCAATATCTTGTGATGTTGAATTTAATACAACAGGAACTTCTTTAACAATACCCATTTCAGGTATCATATTCAGTTTCATTGTGTAGTCTGGTGTAAAGTATGAAAGAATATGTTCAATGATTTGTGTACCATCTTCAATGTTTCTTACATACAGATACAAATTAAAATCAAAATTATATGGTACTGGATTATATTGTGAAATTAATCCTGTGGATGTTTGTGCAAACTGTTTAACATTAGTGTTTAATTTTCTAGAAGTATCATAATTAAAACCAAGTAACTCAAACGACATTCTTGGTAATGTAATCTGTGTTTTCTTATCTAAATGTGGATCAGTTTCTAAACGAGTAACATAATCTTCTTTTGGTGCATACACAATTGGTACAATCATACGCTGTGCTTCAGAGTAATCTGGATTATACCGCACCAAAGTAATATCGTTGAATAGGTTACCAAAACCTACCACATACTTTCTTAACGCACGGTTATAAAATATATTAGCCATTAGATACTACCAAAAGGATTTGTTTCAGCAAAATTGACAATTGAATTTGCATTTTGTTCAATGATATAATTATCATAGGTATCATCTTCTACATTATCACTTAATGGGTCATATGAAGATAGTCTATATTGTGCATTACTTGTGGCACCAACAATTTTAAGTGGACCGCCTTCAATAAATTCACCGGCAATATTAGAAACTGATAATGTATTGGCTGTAGAAGTATTGGCACCACGAACCCACGATTGCACAATGGCCACGGCAGTTGCATTGGCCTGTGTATTGGCAGTTGATTGATAAACAATTTCACCGTATTGGTAGTCACCTGTACCGGCACCAAGATTGAGTTCAATAGTGTATGATGCCTGTGTGGCAGCATCATCAATATCTCTAACACCAGTAGCAATGAGTTCACTGGAGAACTTGAATTTCTCTAAGTGTAATTCATAAAAATATGGTGCTGGTCGACCAAGCATATAGAAGTCTTTATCTTGGTCGGTAAATGTAATCTCATACAATTCACCTGTGCCATTTAAAAATGGAATCCAAATTAAATCACCTTCTCGTGGTCTT